TAATAATTCTCTCTTCTCTATCTCCCACCTCATAGGCTGAATTATCTGCCTCATTAGTCAAATAAGCCTTTGTTTTTGAACTAAAGGGGGTTCTAACAGCTATACTTGGATTAAACATCAACCTTACTTGTTCCACAAGTTGATCTAAAATAGACTTATACTTAGACCAAACATTAATTGTGTAAGTAATATTAACTGGTTTTGGGGCTAAACTAGCCACTCTATAAGCTCTTTGAGAATTACTATCCCAAACCTTCTCATAAATAATCATTGGATTATATCGGTTTCTAGTAGCATCCTCCTCAGAAGTAGCTTGGCTTACAGAAATAACTGGTAGAATAATATTAGTCTCTTGTGTAAGTTTAGCTATTGTTCTCTCAGGATTAGCATGCATACATTTTATAGAAATAATTTCATTTTCAGTATTTATATAAGAAAGATTACTAAATTGATGTATTATAGCCCTTAAAGTTTCTTTGTATAAGAAACTAATGTTGTGTTCTTTTCTAGTAGCCTCTACAATAAAGTCCCTAAAAATTTTATCAGCATTTCTAGCACTTGAAACTGAACTTAAAAATACTTCAGTCCCCATATTATCAATGATATTAATTTCATTCGCCATAGATGCTTCCTCCTATGTTCTCACTATAGTTGGTAAGAGGTGTATTTTGAACATCCCTAGAATCCCGAAGAAGTTTAGCAGAACAAATTAAGTGATAAACTCCATAAGCCTCAAAACTATCTTCTTGAACCTGAAAGATCTCATACTTTTGGTTTTGGAAGTGAGGTTGAATAATATCACCAGGAATAATGGTTCGTCCTATCTTGCGCTCAATATAACTCTTATTAAAAGTGAATAGCTGATCATTTGTTAATTCTATCCCGAACTGAGTTAAATTTTCTTCTAGTACTTTAGGCTCGTAGTGACCAAATACTGCAACCCCTTCCCTTGCTATAGGCTTATTCGGAGCTTCCATATAAACCTCATCATACTCTTTGGACTGATAGTACTTGTAGAAATAAAGTTTAGATCCAGATAACTTTATAAGCTCATCATCTACCAAATTAAATAAGGCTCTATCGGGATTATTAAGATCAAAAAGACTAAGCTCGCTTTCTGACATCTCATCTAGATCTACCAGGGGAGGCATATCTATATTAATCTTGTAGTTATCTTTACTCATTTAGAATAATGTGAATGGAATAGGTTCTTCCAACTCAGTTAGAAGTTCTTTATCTAAAATCTCTTTCTCTCTAATACTTTGCTCGATTAATTGTTGCCCATTCAAAGATGCTCCTCCACCAGGGGAAGGTAAAGTTGTATACTTCCCCCTAATTTCACCAAGAATTCCTTTTGCAATAGCCAAAGCATATCGCTGAATCCAATTTCTATACGCTGGATGAATAGTATTAGAATCTAACGCTCTATACTCCAAGATTACTTGGTCTGGAGTTGTTACTGGGGCTGGATAAAGCTGAAGGTATTGATTATTAATTATGTCCCAAGTACCTTCCATACCCAAAATCTTTCTCATCTGCTCCAAATTACTTTGAAGAAGATAAAAATCAGCTACTCCAAAGTTTTGGAATAAGAAGTTGTCCTGGAAATACTTAATGAAAAAGTCAAATTCCAGAGTTCCCGCCTTTTGCTGAATAGTTAACAAAGTTTTATGATAAACTACATACTCAAGATTATCTAAAATATATGGGGGGATCTCATATATGTTAATCCCTGCTGATGCCCCAAAGGTAGCAAACTGCTTAGTCCACATAGGAGCATGATACTGAAGTTTGGTTACTGCCTCATCTACACAAGTCTTGATTTGAGGTACAGTAAGCTCTACTCTAACTACTGGGTGGCCTAATCTAGCTAGAACAAAATCTTTAACATTTTCATCAAAATGAGATAACTCCGCAGTCTCTCCTAAAGTTCCTACATTAAGTTTATCCCTAGAAATATCCCCCTTTGGAGTTGCATCCTCCAAATTAGCTCCATATGCCGTAGCAAATGAATTTCCGTAACTAAGTACCTGAGGCTTGCCTATCATTGCCATGTTTTACTTCCTTTAGTTTTTCTTTTTTTATTTTTTTAGTAACTTTCTTTTCTGGCTTAGGAGGATTTAACCATACCAAATTAGGATAAGTTATTGGGGTAGGAATTTCTATAGTTTGTTGAGGTCTAATCTCCATAATTACCGATCCAGTATCAATGAGCATGGGAAATCTACAAGTGCTTTTATATTTATACATTTCTACCTACCTTTATATAGGATATAAGAAGAGGGCTGAGAGCTTTATTTTGCTCTCAGCCCCCTGTTTGTTTCCTTAGCTACTAATTAGTAGGCAAGACCAGTATCACTATTAACCGCATTAACCTTAGCGAATGGTGACCACATATAGTTAGAAAGTGGGCCAATAAATCGGATAATCCGATAGTAGCGGTTAGTGGGCTCAATAGCAGCCTTACCATAACGAGTTAGAATACCTTTTCTTGGCTGGAAGGTATGGGGATCCGTAATGGTAGGTAATTGCTGGAGTGGGATATATGGGCAATAAACAAAGCCCGCATCCATTGGACCAGAACCCTTATAACCAATAAGGATTTCGTCAGTTGGATAAAGAGGATCCACAAAGAGATCATAGCGTCCAGCAAACTTGCCCTTGTACTCAATACTTGTATTACCAAAGTTGGTAGGACCATCCTTGGTAGAAATACCACCCTCTAATTTTGAAGCAGACTCTAAGAAAGAGGCTACCATTGGAGAGGTGAGTATCCAGCTACCAGGACCGCGCCATGTAGTGCGGTAGATGTCCTGAGAAGCTAAATTAATGAGCGCAAGCAGGTTTGCGTAGACATGACCCATGTGCTGTGGTGCGCCAGGAAGTGAACTTGCCGTTAAATCCATAGCGTAAACATTAGCACCTAATCCATCACTAGCGGGCATTGTACCCTGATCATATGTCCAAGAAGTAGGAGTAAAAGAGTCTGCCCCGGCCATATTATCAGTAGTACCAAAGCTGTTTGGGTTACCCCCTGTTAGACTAGCCTTCCTCCAACCACCCCAGAAACCTGAGGGGTCATAAGCAAGACCACGAATATCTTCAATAAGCTCACGGTCGATCTCAAGGGTAAGTTCCTTGGAAAGAAGGTCTGTAAGCTCACGCTCAAGATCCATATTGTGATAAGCCTTGAGATCCTGACTGGCCTCGATTGACCAGAGGGCTCGCATCTTCTTGGTGCGAGCTACAACTGCCTGTTGCTCAATATGGAAGTTAATCTCAGGGATAGCACCATCTGTAAGTTGCTCACCAGCAGAAACAGACCAACCAAGGATACTGTTTGCAGAAGGCCAAGCAGCAATCTGACCCCCGACTGTGGAACTAAAGTTACCTGTAGCAGCAGCATCAGCATTGGCCCCGCCTGAGCCAATTAAACTTGATAGATCAAAATCACCATCATCTGCATCTAAGCTTTGTCCGTCTATAGCAGAAGCAACCATACCTCTGTAGGTTAGGTTGTACTGGCTGTATACAACTTGCTCATTACCTGTACCACCACCGTCTTTAGCACGGCTATGACCTAGGTAGAAGATTTGTGAGACTGGGCCTTTCATAGGCTGTACACCACAGATCTTGTTAGCTAGAAGTTCTGGATAAACTCTGCGTACCAGTGGGAATGCAAACTTCTGGAAAGTACCAAGTCGGCCAACGGTAGTACTACCGGCTGACATATCCTCATCAATTCTTTCACTGATGATGGACTTAGCTTGGTTTTCGAGAAGTTGTGCGGTGATGCTACGAGTGTGTGTGTCATCTACGCCTTCTAATACTGGCGACCACTTTTCAACTAATTCTTGTTCAACTAAATTCATTTTTTCCTCTTTTTAGTTATTCATTAAAAGGCATAAAAGCCATTATATCTTCGGTTAAAAACTCATTATTACTTGTAATTTCCTGAGTTTTCTCTAAAGTTCCTAATTCCTCAGAAACTACAATAGCCTTCTCTGAAGATTTAAAAGGCTTCTTTTTAGTCTCCTCCAAACGAACCATTTCGGTTTGGAGGGATTCTTTTGATTCTTCAAGATTATCAACCTTACGCTCAAGTGCGCCAAGTACTTTTTCGTACTTAGAATTAACTTTTAGAGCCTTATTTAGCTCACTAGTTAATACTTGAATTTCCTCTTGGAGGTTTTGATTATCTTGAGACACACAAGCGACGGCATTTTCCTCGTCTTCACCAGAAAGTTCCATTGCCATTAGAGTTTTAATTGCTTCAAAGATTCGCGCATTCTTAAATGTGCCATCCTCTAATTCAAGCTCTCTTTTTGCCTGATCCTTGATTTCATCAATCTTCATACGAAGAAATGCTTGGACCTTCGCTTCTAACATCCTGCTCTGCTCCTCTACCTGCTCGTTAATTACCGAGTTAACTAATTCTGCAATCTCATTAAGAGTTGCTTCAGTTAATCCCTCAGGTAAGAGTTCCGCAATATTTTGTACTTTTTCATTACTCATTAAAAATAACTCCTGGTTCTATGTGTATGTATGATAGTAAGTTAAAACTTTTCAGTTTTTTATTTTTTTTGTTAGTTATTGTTCCTATTCTCTAAGAACTATCTCCTGCGCCCCGATGGTCCAGGATTTAAGCTTTCTCTTTCTGCTTGAGCTAACCTATTCTCTTTCTCAGGAGATAGTCTGGGAATCCCTCCCGGTCTACCATGTACTCTCTTTTTAGTTTCCCAAGGAGTTTCTCCTGGTTTACCATGCTTTTTATGATCTGCATGCTTTCTGGCCCTACTATAGGCAGTCCATTGCCGATCTCGGCTAGGTTTCTTAGGAGTTTCTCCTGCGTCCACTTGCTTCCTGTTCCTAAGCCAAGCTATTTTAGCAGCTAAATCTCCCTGTCTTCTTGGGGAAAGTTTACTAACCCTATCTCTTCTAGCTCTTTTTTCGGTATTTGCTTTAGTCTCAATAAGCGAACTTAGATTAGGATACTTTATCTGAAAATCGGTAGAAGAATTTTCAGGTTTTTTCCCCTTAGAAGAATTTTTATAGTCTACAGCCTTTATTATCATTTCAGGGGTAATAGGAACCCCTTTTCCCGAATTTTTAGACAAATTAGCAGGGGGTCTAAGTAAGGTACGCACTTTCTGGGCACCCCTTCTTATCTTCCCCTTTAATCTACCTGGACCCTCAGATCTAAGAAGATTTGTAAAAGCCCCTTCTTCTAATCTATCCTTTAGGGATTGAACGAATACTTTCTCTGAGATAGCTTGTTTCATGGTGCGATCATAAATTTCTTTAGTCTCAGTAGACTCTGATAGAGTAGGATAAGCACCCCTAGTAGAAGGATCAGCAACTAAATCAAAAGTTACTAGTTTGAAATCCTCGTTAACATTCTTCGTACCGTCTTCCCCCTCTGATAAAGTACCTAATCCTCTGGAGGAGATACCAATACCCACGCCACCCTTAATTAATGCCTGAGCAGTTAGGCCAGCGGGAGTATTAAGTAATTCAGCCTCCCCTAGTACCTCACTACCTTGCATTTTTAGGTTAGTAACTAGGTGAGATACATTAGAAAGCTTAACTGAATCATGAGAAGGATGATCAAGTTCACCCAAAAGTCTACGATTATCAATCATATCAGCAAGCTTTACAACTTCTCTTTCTAATAGGGCTTTAGAATAAACACGCTTATTGTTGTTAGCCTCATCAGCTCTCTGGAATATCCCACTAATTTTCATTGTACCTTTGGCCTTAGATTCCTCTAAAACTTTAAGGTTATCAATAATAAATACATCCGTTAATAACATTACTTATGCTCCTTATATTTTTTAAATTTCTTACTCTTACTCTTACCGTGTTTTGAGGATGTGCGAACTCCATAAGCCTTAATACTTGACCATTTAGCTGAAGGAGTAGCACTTCCTGGGGTAAATCCTTTTGCTACTTTGGTATTACCTCCAGCTCTACTCTTACTTCCCCAAGTAGGTTTGGTAATCACATAAAGCCTATTAGCCCCCTTTGTTGAGAATATATGACCATAACTTGCATTAGATTTTAATGCAGCCTTAATAGTATCATAAACCTTAACTCTAGACTTACGAGACTTAGTATGATCCTTCTTCTCGTCAATCTTGTTATTGATTATTTTTACTATTTCAACCAAGTTCATTTTAATCCATGCTTTCTCTTTACAGCCCTAACACACCTCTCAAATTTAGCAGTCTTCTTTTTACCCGTAGAAGAATGACCAACTGCCCAAGGATTTAATTCTCTCTTCTTCTTCTTCTTCTTGCGCTTAGTACCACCAGACAAGTTTACACCCAAAGCTCCAACCGTTGTCATCTCTTTTAACAATGATTGAGCCTCAGTAATAAGCTCATGTAATCTTAAAGCCATATCCTCTAAAGAAGTTTCATCAGGTTCATTAATTGGTTCCTTAGGTGTTAATGGGATAGCCCCAAGTTCAGACACCTCCTCGTTCAACACCGTAGCCATAAATGAATTTGGCACCTCTACTCTAGTAATGTCCTTCTGTTCTGGGTCTGGAGTAATACCTCCAATTGGGGCAGAAGCCTCTCCCGCCTCAATCTTCCCTAAGTCTTCAGATAGAATCTGTTCAGCAAAGGAAGAAATAGACTGCTCCATAGCAGACTACTCCTCAGTATCAAGATAACTTGCTAATACTTCTAAATCTTCGCTATCGAGCTTAGATAGGACACCTTCAAGATCACTAATATCTTCCTCGTCCTCTTCCTCGACTACTTCCTCGTCCTCTGAGTTAGATTCTGAGTCTTCAGATACCTGATTAACTACAGCCATCATAGAATCTAGATGCTCAAGAATGCGCTCATCAGAAAGATCCTCCTCTAGAGTAGACTCGCAAAGAGGGCAAGTATGAGTTTGAGTTTCAGAATCCTCATCAGAATCAGATGATTCTTCTAATTTTCCCTCAACTTTAGTAGGCTTAACCTTTACAGCAGCCCAAGCAGCACTCTCTACGAGGCTTTGTACATAATCTTTGTCAACATTTAAATGGTTCATAATCTCAATTTTATAAAATAAGGTAAGATTGATAATCAATCTCTAAGGTATCTAGGCTAAAACTTCTTATTAGCGTTATATTTTTATTTTTTTGTTTAACATATATTGCAATCTGAGGGAGGAGAAGGAGGAGAAGAAGGAGTTCCAACAACTTCAATAAACTTTATAGTAATATCTTTGTTGTCAATAATATCATCAGTACTTATCCCAGTACTTATCCCTAAACTATAACTATTATCAGGTCTAACCCTAATTGTAGCCGATGGAGAAACATCAAGATAACCTACTCCTACATCTGGACATCCAGATATCCTACCCGTCTCATTATTAAATGATAATCCAAATTTTCCTGAGGTTAGATTAGCACTTTCATCGCCTGTTATAGGATCAACTATTACTTCCCATAAAGTAAAGGTTAGATCAATTGGGGTTTTAGCCTGCTCATTTGCTTCAGAAGGGCAATCTGGACAACCAGAAAGATCATGTTCAGGAGGATAATTTGGCCACTCTGCTCCCGTATCTTCCTCAGAAATTGGTGTATATGCATTTGGAATGTCTGAATCATAATGGCA